CTATAAAGAACTGTCGTCACCTCGCCCGCTTCGACCAAATCCATATGACTCAGAGATAAATTTTGCTGATTTGTCAATTTCTGGAAACAAGGTTCTTTCATGTATCCCTAGCATCGCAAGGTCTTCCCTTATTTTTGCTTTATCATCTTCATGTATCCAAATTCGATCTTGCCGTATACGATTACTCATTCTGCCAGTATTTTTTAATATTCCATGCAATAAAAAAGCTCCAGACTGGGCAATTATTCTTTTATTAGACATTTTGGGTTTGACATAAATAGGCCGCAGCAAATCCTCAGGATCTATAATATTCCGAAAATGAGACTTCTCCATTCTAACGTGGGAAACCAAAATATCAGCTATTTCTGATAAATTAAACGCTGGAACATCATCCGTAGAAATTATTGCATCAAGAAGAAGCTCTTTTTGCTTTTTTGTTAAGTTAGCAATATTAGCCATGCAGCTCACCCTATCACTATCATAGTATCGCTGCCTATCTTTTGGTATTGATAATGCCTGAACTGCTCCATGAAATTCGTCAGCATCCAAACTTGGTTCAGAAGCAAACCATAAAGCTACTAAGGGGTTAATGGTAACATCTAGCAATCGCGTGGGCAGTCCGAAGTGTTGCATTCTCACTAACCTATCAAACATCGTCTTATCAGAATCAAACTCTCCCGGATGCAAAGAAACGATATCTCTTACAGCTAAGTTTTCGCTGTTGTAAACATTATTGTCATTCCTAAATATTTTAGGAGACGATTGCCACCCATAATGTCGCTGACCTCGAAACGCTGTAGGAGGCGAATCATCTAAATTCCAATTTACGACATGATTAACAAACTCTGAAACGGTTTCAATTCTATTTACAGGGCGAAGCCTTTTAATATCCTTACTCAAAATTTTCATTAAGCAGTCCTTTGGGATTTTTTACTCTTGCTAAGGGATTCAACGAAGCTGCCTCTTCTAAATGATCAGGAGCAAAATGAGCATACTTCATCGTCTCACGTATGTTTGCATGACCGAGAATTCTTTGCAGTACCAGAATATTGCCACCATTCATCATAAAATGGCTGGCAAAAGTGTGCCGGAGAACATGAGTTTTCTGGCCTTCTATAAGCTGGATAGTTGTAGTAGCTAGCATCTTCTTGAAGTCCTGATAGCATGGCTTAAACATCCTTCCTTGCCGCTCCTTTAGCTCGTCATAAAGCCATTGCTGAATAGGAACCGTTCTGTTTTTGCCGCCTTTAGTTTTAAAGAATGAAAGTTTATTAGGTGACAGCTGCGAACGGGTCAGTGTTTCCGCTTCGGTCCAACGCGCACCTGTAGCCAAGCAAACTTTGCATATCATCTTTAAATCTGGCTTTCCGTAAAGCTCGCACCCATCCAGAAGCTCGGTGATCTGCTTTAAGGTAAGCCAGGACATTTCCTTTTCGTCTTCCCGGAATGTCCGAACGCCTTCAAGTGGGTTAGGTAAAGACCATTCCCCTAGTCTCTTAAGCTCATTGAAAACAGCGGCAAGATAGTTTTGCTCTCTGTTAACCGTTATGGGTTTTACTTTCCATTTAGAAGGGTCATCGTGATAGCCGTTGGAAATCTCACCCTTAAGACGGCGATCACGATAATGCGCCCAATCTTTTGCCGTCAGCTGAGAAGCTATCGGGTCCCCTAATCCAGCACACACTATATCTAGTTTTGCCTTTCGAGATTTAACGGCCTTGAGTGACTGCCCGTGCAAAGAGTCCCAGAGTTTAATTAATTCGCTTAGCTTCCTGCGATCTTCCTTTTCCTTTATCCACGGTTTATTTTCAGCCTCAGCGCGTGTGAAATCTTCAAAGGCTACCGCTTCCCCTTTTGTTGTAAAGCTTTTCCTGATGCGTCTACTGCCACGTCCATCTAAATAAAAATCAGCAAGCCATTCGCCAGATGAAAGTTTTTTAATGGACATGTTATCTAACCAGTGTTTTTTTGTATTCAGAAATATTATTAATTAGGATGATAACGCACATAGCCGCTAATAAATATGAAACCCAAGTTGGCGTAAAAAAACTGAAAAGCATAATTGTGCCTAAAGCAGCACCACCAAGGCATAGACTTATGAAAGCCTTGAAACCTACGATGCTTTTGGTTTTGCAATTGTAGTGAGCTGAACCAATGCCGCTCACTATTGCTATTATTAATAAAATAAATTCAGCCATAGTTTACCTATAAACATTTAGATATAGTCAGCATGACAAACCCTATAGGGGTTACATCAGTATCTAAGCATTCAAATGAAGATGTATTGTTGGTAACTTTAATTCTATTACCCGGAAGGCGCGACACGGTATAAATATCTTTATAGCCATCTATATCTAATAACCAATCACCATTTCCAATAGTTTGAGCGCCCCCCTCAACAATCCAAGAAATCGAGCCGCGCTGGATAAATATAGGGTTAGTTAAGTCAAGGCCAAACAGAGAAAGATTGAAACTCACATTATCCTGATTCTCTAAGGTGCCTCCAGAGAGTTTTCGTGATGGTATGGATGGTATCATTTGCTCAGTTGTATTCCTCGCTGGTAATGCCTCATCCTCATGACCAGTAGCTAACCAAGATAGAGAAACCCCCGTATCTAGGGCGCAAGTAATGACCACATCACCAGGGAAGTAATCTCTCCGGACCCAGGCGCTCATCGTGGCTGAAGGAATATCAAGCAAGTCACCAAGCTGCTTCTGCATATTGAAGCCATATGCGTGCATTATGCGATCTAAGACCGCCCGCCCGCCATTAGCCAGCATGGCATCGTGTAGTTTTTTCCCTTTAAGAGATGAATGCCTCTCGCCCCCACAACTTACATTTGTAAGTTCACCGCTAACGAGCCATTTGAGATTCGCACCAGTATCCAGTGCGCACTGAACGATGTAGTCCCCTGGCAGGCTCTGACGAGATACCCAGTTCTGGATTGTAGGCAAAGGAATTTTAAGCAGTTCGGCCAGCTCTGGGCGTGAGCTAACACCATAAGATTTAAGGATTCTTTCAAGTATGCCCTTCACATCGCTGTTGTAATCGGTCATATGCCCTTCAACTAATCCAAAATGATCTGTTTACACAGATACAATTGGAATATATCATCCATTTCGTTAATGAAAATGCACGCCAATGCACCATACATACTGCCAACTGGAGATAATCCCCGATGACCAATCAAATTACAATACCTAGTGGCCCCGACCTGATGACGTATGAACAGTTCGCGCAAACCTATGGTTACTGCCTCCGCACCGTAAAACAGATGGTTGAAGACGGCGATTTGCTTGTAATGCCTCGCAAAAAAGCCGGTGGTGCAGCCCGGATCAATATGGTTGCCTTTCGCGCGCGTTTGCTCGCTCAGGGTATCAATTGCCACTACGTCGCTGCGTAACAACTTAATTATTTAAGTTGAGCAAAGGAATGACCATGTTTGATTTTAAGACATCCACCCATAACCACTATGACGATGCGTGTCGCAAGTTTGCGCTGACTCACAACATGCGTGAGCTGGCCCAGCAAGCGGGCATGAAAGTGCAGACGCTTCGCAACAAACTTAACCCTGATCAGATGCATCAGCTGACCGTCGCAGAGTTGCTGTTGCTTACAGACCTGACCGAAGACGCGACTTTGATCGATGGGATGCTGGCGCAGCTGCACTGTCTGCCGTGTGTTCCAGTTAACGAGCACGCTGCTGAGAAGTTCCCGGCCTATGTTCTCAACGCTTCTGCACAGGTAGGAACTCTGGCTGCCAGTGCGGCTAATCACGCCAGCATTACAACCTCATGCCGTCGCGGGATCGTTGAAGCAGCTAATACCGGCATTCGCTGCATGATGCTGGCAGCCCTTGCCGTACAGACTCGCGTTCAGTCAAACCCTGCGCTGTCAGGTACTGCCGATGTGTTAAGCGGTATCGGTGCATCAATCGGGATGGTATGAGGCATGGCATTTTCAGTGGCCCCGCTTCTGAAGCGGCAAAGCCCGTCCCACGCATACGGCCACGGCTGGATTGCGGCAGATAAGGGCAGGCGCTGGCACCCGGCAATTTCACAGGCCGAACTGCTGGCAGGATTAACCGGTAAGAGGAAAGAATCATGGCTTACAAGGCTGAAAGTATCACTGTTCAGATGAACGCTGGGCAGCGTGCCAGTGCGCTTAATCACATCTCTGCGCTTCGCACCATGATGCACGGCGATTGCAGCAATGAACTGAAACGCTTTATCGCAGACATGCGTGATAAGCGCGATCACCAGGCAGAACATAATAGCCGCGCACTGAGCGCGATTTTCTTCCTGGCAAATATCAGCAAAGAACGTCACGGCGTTGATTTTAGTGAACTGACGAGTGACGAAAAAACGGCGCTGATTTGCGCAATGAATCACTTAAAAGCAGTCGTGAGTTTATTTCCAAAGAATCTGACGTTACCTAATTAATTAACCCAAAGAAATTAAATGGCGTAAACCCGCCGGGCATTCTTTTGCCCGAATTCAGGAGAATGAGAAATGCGAAATATCCAGACCCGTAGTTTTAAAGCTGACGACGACGCGCTTAATGCCCTGCTGAGCAAGGCCAAATCTGAGCAGCGTAGTGATGATGCCATGTCAGTTTCTATCCGCTTGGCCGCGCTGGCGATTCATGCCCGCAAAGAGGAAATGTCTGCGGCGGAAATCATCGAGCTTCTGGACAAAGAAGCAGATCGCTTTGAGAACCAGGCGCAGGAGATGCACTGATGGCCGATTCAATGGATCTGGTACAGCAGCGCGTGCAGGAAGAGCTGGCGCGCAATCTGGCAAACGCGACTCACCGCCCCGCAGGGGCGAGTGAGTTTTTCTGCCTTTCATGCGGCGAAGAGATTCCGGAGCAGCGCCGCCGCGCACTGCCGGGCGTTTCCCTCTGCGTAACCTGCAAACAAATCAGTGAGCTGAAAAGCGCGCATTACAAAGGTGCAGCGTTATGAAAACCATTCTGAAATGGGCCGGCAGCAAGTCCGGCCTGATGCCTGAACTGATTAAGCACCTGCCCGCCGGTGATCGTCTGGTTGAGCCGTTTGCCGGTTCCTGTGCGGTCATGATGAATACGGATTACCCGGCTTATCTGGTAGCCGACGTGAATCCCGATCTGATTAACCTCTATCGCCAGGTTAAAGAACATACGCGCCCGTTTATTGTCGTGGCGTTATCACTCTTTAATCAGAACAAAACGGAAGAGAGTTATTATCAGGTCCGCAAAGATTTTAACTTCAACGCGGCACTGCCACTGCTGGAACGTGCTGCGCAATTCCTCTACCTGAACCGCCACGGCTACCGTGGCCTTTGCCGTTATAACAAGCGCGGCGAATTTAATAATCCTTACGGCCATTACAAACAGCCATATTTCCCTCTGGCCGAAATTGAGGCTTTTGCCCTGAAGTCCCAGCGCGCTACGTTTGAATGCCTGGGCTACAGCGAAACCCTGAACATGGTCCGTGCCGGTGATGTCGTGTACTGCGATCCGCCTTATCACGGCACGTTTACCGCTTATCACACCGATGGGTTCAGCGAAGATGATCAGCATTCGCTGGCCTGCATCCTGCTGGGTATCTCTGAGCGTAACCCGGTCATCGTTTCAAACAGCGACACGATGTTTACCCGCAGTATCTACCGCGAATTTGGCCTGACCAAAATCACTGTTGCCCGCTCTGTTGGCGTGGCCGCCGGTGAAGGTAAGAGCGCGCCAGAAATCATCGCGGCGCGTCACATGAGTCTGGCGGTGTAATGGCTCAGGTATTCGCATACCCGTGGAATGCCCCTAAAAGGGCAATAAATCCACAGCTGGACCCGGCGGAAGTTGCGCCGGTGTCTGCGCTTTCAAACCTGATCGCTCTCTATGCTGCTGACAACGAGCAGGAGCAGCTGCGCCGTGAGACATTGAGCGATCAGGTTTGGGACCGCTACTTTTTCAACGAATCCCGCGATCCTGTTCAGCGCGAAATTGTGCAGGACAGAATCATCAGCCGGGCAAAGATGGCCCGCGAACAGCAGCAGTACAATCCTGATCTGGTCATCGTGGCAGATGTCAGCGCCCAGCCGTCGCACATCAGCAAGCCTCTCATGGACCGCATTGAGTTTTTCCACAATCTCGGCAGGCCGCAGGCTTATTCCCGCTATCTGCGCGAAACTATCCGCCCCTGCCTTGAGAGGCTGGCACGCGTGCGCGAAAGCCAGATTTCACCCTCATTCCGGTATATCGCCGGTCACGACGGGCTGGACGGCCTGCTGGCCTTGCCTGAAATGAACCAGAATCATGTCAAGCGTTTGTCAACGCTGGTTGCTGCTCACATGAGCATGTGTCTCGATAAAGCCAGCGGGCATCTGTTCGTCAGTGACGATGTGACGCCGGAGCAGGTCCGCCAGGCATGGGAAGCTGTTGCAGCGGAAGCAATGCGCCTGGACGTAATCCCCCCGGCCTTTGAGCAACTGCGCCGCAAAAAGCGCCGCCGCAAGCCAGTGCCCTATGATCTGATCCCGCCATCGCTGGCCCGTATGCTCTGCGCGGATTGGTGGTATCGCAAGTTATGGCAGCTGCGTTGTGAATGGCGTGAAGAGCAGCTGCGTGCCGTCTGCCTGGTCAACAAAAAAACGTCCCCCTACGTCAGCTATGAAGCAGTGATCCATAAGCGCGAGCAGCGCCGGAAATCTCTGGAGTTCTTCCGCTCACATGAGCTGGTCAGCGACGACGGCGATACGCTGGATATGGAAGACGTGGTGAATGCCAGCAACAGCAATCCGGCACACCGCCGTAATGAAATGATGGCCTGCGTTAAGGGGCTGGAGCTTATCGCAGAGATGCGCGGCGACTGCGCCATGTTTTACACCATCACCTGCCCTTCGCGTTTCCACGCCACCCTGAAAAACGGCAGACCCAATCCTAAGTGGACCACGGCCACGGTTCGCCAGAGCAGTGATTATCTGGTTGATACGTTTGCCGCCTTCCGCAAGGCCATGCACAAAGCCGGGATGCGCTGGTATGGCGTGCGGGTTGCGGAGCCGCATCATGATGGAACCGTACACTGGCACCTGCTGTGCTTCATGCGCAAAAAAGAGCGCCGTTCAGTCACTGCCCTGCTGCGGAAATTTGCCATTCGTGAAGACCGCGAAGAGCTTGGCAGCAATACAGGTCCGCGCTTTAAGGCTGAGCTGATCAATCCGCGCAAAGGTTCACCGACCAGTTATATCGCCAAATATGTGAGCAAGAATATTGACGGGCGCGGACTGTCGGAAGAGATCAGCGCAGAAACGGGTAAATCACTGCGTGACAGCGCGGAGAACGTGGGCGCTTGGGCATCACTTCATCGTGTGCAGCAGTTCCGCTTCTTTGGCATTCCGGGCCGCCAGGCTTACCGGGAACTACGTCTGCTTGCCGGTCAGGCGCTGAGAAATCAAAGCGATAAAAAAGCCGGGGCGCCGGTGCTTGAAAACGCGCAGCTGGACGCCGTGCTGGCCGCTGCAGATGTGGGCTGCTTTGCCACCTACATCATGAAACAGGGCGGCGTGCTTGTTCCGCGCAAACATCACATTGTCAGAACCGCTTATGAGCTTAACGATGAGCCTACCCCTTACGGCGATCACGGCACCCGTATTTATGGCATCTGGTCCCCGTTAGTGGCGGGCCGCATCTGCACGCACGCAACGAAATGGAAAATGGTCCGTAAGGCCGTTGACGTTCAGGAGGCGACAGCCGACCAGGGCGCTGGCGCCCCTTGGACTCGTGGCAATAACTGTCCCCCTGATGAAAAACTGAACATTTCAGGGGGTAAGCCGGTATCTGTTGAACCTGTCGAGCCGGGTGAAACGCCTGTGTATGGTCCGGCAGACTTCAACAACATGACCAGAAAACAGCGCCGTGATCTGCTGGCGCGTCTCCGGGTGGTTAAGCCGCGCCAGAAACGGAGTTATAAGCAGGAAATTGACGATGATCAGCGGGCGCTTCTGGTTGCAGAACTGAGGGTAAGAGGATTTACCGGGGATGAAAGAGAAACAAACCTGCTTCTGTCAGGGGGGAGTCTGGATTCTGGTGCAGGTATGCGCATTTTCTACCGGAACGCGCGGCTGCAGGAAGACAATAAGTGGCATCAATGGATCTGAACTAATAAAGCTGGCACAAGCGAAGCCGCTAACGGCAGGTAGTAAACGCTTTATCCAATCAAAATAACAGTTTGTAATCGCTGAATATCGCAGTTTTCATTTTCAGATTAGGACCGATTGAAAGAAAAAACATTTCACATTTCGCAACGCACCCACTACTGTATGCTTATACAGTTTTTAGAGTAAAGGGAGGGTTAGATGGACACTCAAGATTTGGCACCGATAAATCGTAAGATGGCTTGCGTTCAGTTCATTGCTGAGGTATCGCTTATAGCAAATTGCAAGCAATCTGACATGAAACTGGCAATGAGTATCATTGCAGAGTTAGCACATTCGAGTTATGAGAATGTCTCTGAAGATGAAATTTTTTACGCTGTAGAATAGGGAATCTTGTGGACAACTTGCAGGCAGTATGGGAAGACGATAGCTGCATCACTGATAACCGCGCTGGCGTCAAAAGATGTGTTTGGCACAAGCGTGGTTAAAACAGATAAGATTAGCTGTTAATTCACCCTTCCTTTAGGTACATATGAATATGTAAATAAAGGATTTCGTCCATAATCTTGAAATATTTTAATATTCCTAGCAAGTGTAAAAATTTAAAAAAATCAGGCGATACATAAAATTAACCGCCTGATTTTAATAGCATTATTCTTTAAACAAGACCATCAAGATTGATATCTTGCTCGATGTTTGCAACTTCAACTTTATTACCTAATCGTTGCGTCATCGAGTTATAAATGGCTGGATCTTTTCCGTGAGTTTTGAAGGTTAAAACAAAAGCAACATCTTGTTCCTCAATCTCATGATGGGTTGAAAAACCAAATTGGAATAAATCCCTTGTAAAAATTCTTGCATATAATCTTACTTTATCATTATCAACAGAAACTCCCTTGAAGGATTTTCCATGGTGTCTTACAGGACTCCATTTTGCTAACTCTTGACGAGAATCAACTTCTTTATCAGTCGATTCCCGCATTGAACCAAGCAAACTCTTCGTTTTTCCATCATTAGAAACATGCTGTAAGGCGCACTGTAATCTTGTAGAAAAATAATTATCGCCACCTAATTCGGATACCAAAGGTTTAATAATAGCAGTTAAGATTATATCCCCTTTTATTTTCCCACCAATAATCATCTCAGATGGTAGAGGGATATCGTTCCAGTAGTATGAACTCCCTGCTTTTAACTTTGAATTCCATGCCAGAGTGACAGTGCCGTCATCGCACAACCAAGGCATTGCATTTCCTTTATGCCAAGGTGTTCCCCATCCAAGACGTACGTCATGCTCAATTTGTTCAGCTTTGTTTATCAGTAAAGCTTTTACTAAGTCAGGTGTTGGGTTCTTGATATTTTTGAAAGTGTGGGCCGCTATAGATGATACAAGTGGGGCGCTAAAACTAGTGCCAACATCTACATCGCCTCCAATCATCCTTAGTGTTGAGAACCATGAAAGCTCAGGTTTCTTCATCCCAGCTGGAGCCGGGCCACGTAAACTGTGTGGACAGGCTTGATCAACATCACCATTATTATTCGCCGTTCTTCCGGCAATAGTAAGAGCCGCCTCACAATCTGCTGGAGGACACAACTTTGATTTATTAGAATTATCAATATTCCCAATTGAGATAACTGGTAATATATTAAACTCCCGAGCTATTGCATTAATTTCATGGCCAAGATAACTTATTTCTTCAAAATTTTTTGAAGGACTTGATTCATTGAAGGATAGATTCCATACAGAAGCTTCTCCTTTTGTTCTTTCTGCGACGCGTCTTAGATAGTTTATGAACTGCTCGGAAGTTGGCTGATTAGCTACTCCAACCTTGTTAATTGCTTGAACACTTATGAATTTACACTCTAAGCTTGGAAGTGATAAATTATTGTTCCAGCCTGAAGCTTGACAGATTATAGATGTTACTCGATTTCCATGTTTTAGATCGGCGTCAGACTGTTCAATTAAAGGTCTTATTTTCATTACGTTAAGTGGCAAGTATGATGGTGCCGAGCAACCTCCATCGACAATAACTACTACTGGTGCATTTTCATGATCAATTCTCTTAGGTGAAGGTTCTTCACCGCTTCCAGGAGGTGTCGATTTAGTTGTAATAGAATTCACTGGTTCAATTCTATATATAGCACCTGAACTAATTAATTTCTGAAAGTCATTTTTTGTTTTTAAAATGGTTGTAAAAGAGAGATAACCTTCAGCTAAATATCTATTAAGTCGTTCAATAAAATTACTGTCAGCTGAATTATTTTCAGCCTCTTCAAATACATTGGTAAATTTTTTGTCACCAAACTTAAGCGTTCCGTCTTTGACTAAGCTTTTAAGTTCATTTGCAACCGAAATGCGCGCATTAGAATCATGAAAAGGCAAAAGCCAAACATTAAATTCTTTTTCCGCCTTCTCGTTAATATCAAATAAATCATCGTTATTTCTTAAAATTTCTTTTTTACCAAACCCCGATATACTTTTTAGCCTAGAAATATCTACTTTAATCTTATCCGTCTGAGCAGATTTGATTCTATTAATAACATCATCCAATTTGGCTTTATAGGTTTCAACGAGAAACCCCTTATATGCTGGAGATACGATTCTTGTGAGTGAGTTAGTTTCAAAAAGGTCATTAGGGGTCCATGAAGGAGCCAAAGAATCATCAAACATTTTAACCAAAAGATGTATTTTACCGGAGTGTGGGATTAACTCCTCATCACTCTGGATATCCTTAAGGCTTTCGCTCAAGGACTCTTTTTGCGCTTCTAAACGTGACCAGCTTATTCCGTCAGCATTTTTACCCCCCCCGGTCACTCCTTTCGGTACAGGCTTTTCCAAAAAACTTAATATCGGATTTATTGTAGCTTTACCATTGCCAGTTGCCATGACTTATTCCTTTATATAATTAGAAACTGTTTGCCTACTAATATTAAGTAAACTTGCAACTTCAGACTGTGTGAAAAGTTTAGTGCTATAAAGAATGTTACTTACTATCTTGTTTTTTGCTGAATCGAGTTCATTTACACCTGGCATGGCAAAGTTTTTTAAATCACTATCTACAATAGAAAAAATAACTGATGGTACGTTTAATTTTTTATTTTTTAACAACGAATCTCTTCGCGCGGATATGGCAATAGTTTCAATATCTGCACCGCTCAAGCCTGAGGATACAGCTCCTAATGCTTTTAAATCTTTAGCATCACCATTATCCTTAAAGAGGAAATGGTTCCATAATTCTTCCCTTAAATCCTGATTAGGTAAGTCAAAACTAATCTTGAATGGAAATCTCCTCCATATGGCAGGATCTAACAATTCGGCATGATTAGTTGCAGCTATTACTATTGAGCTATCATCTAAAGAATCTAAGCCCTGTATTAATGTGTTTACCACGCGCTTTAGCTCACCGATTTCATGTCTGTCATCCCTTACCTTAGCTACTGCATCAACTTCATCCAACAACAGTATTCCATTATTCGAAGGTACAAAATCAAATATTTGACGCAGATTTTTTGCTGTATCGCCCAAAAGAGAAGAGATAACTGAATCTAACCGGACTACATATAATGGCCTATTAAGTTGAGAGGCAATATGTCCAGCAATTAAGGTTTTCCCCGTTCCTGGCGGGCCTGAAAGCAGTAAGCTGAGTCTGCTTGAAAGACCATTTTCGATAAGTTTTTCTTGATATTTAACACTTTCCACAAAAGTTGTAAAGGTATTGCGTTCTTTTTCATCGAGAAAAAGCGGAGTTACAGGCCATTGATGCTCTTCAATCAAAGGCATTCGGGATTTGGGGTCAACGGGCAAACTTGCGCTATATCCTGAGCTACGTAAGGGCACGCCTTTACGCCTTAAGACGGATTTAATTTTTTTGCATTATCCAGGTCTTCGGCGCTCACTGCACGAGCAATACGATTACTAACACTGCGTACCTCTGAATAATTCGCATCTAATGATGCTTCAATCAAAGCTACAATATCATCTACTAAAATTTCCATGAGTATTCCTAACTAACAAATGACAAAACAAAAATGCTTTTTGTACTGTAAAATCCATCTATTGTTAACGTTAATGGCTACTTTGTCAAACATCCACCCGGATACGCTTTTGAGAAAGAATGATGCAAAAAAGAAAAGAATAGGTTAACTATTTTTACTAAATATACATATAAATAGCTTTTTTAAATTAGTCACTTACACCTGAATTTCAGATCAAGGCACAGATTTTCTATGTGGGATTTTAATGGGTAACCTTTGGAAAACTAAGTTGGAGTTGTCGACTAACCTAATATCGAGCAACTTATAAAATTTTGACCAACGTCCCGCATTGAGTTTCAAGTTGAATGCATGCCTATGCTGCATGGATTCGCATGATCCCAAAAGGATCTCCGCTGCTCCAGCACGCCAGTGATGGCGGGCTTTTGCTTAAATCATGCAGGTGCATGAAAACCACTGCATAAAGCGGGCAGGCGTGGCGGGGGTACGAGCGCGCGCTGAGGGGTGCAGGCGGTCAGAATGCGGCGCAATTTCCGGGCCGCTGGCGTGTCGTTGAGGCTGGGGCGGGTCAGAGGCTCAAAAAAAAGAGCGCCCCGCAAAATGGTGCTGGGGCGCTCTGGTGGCGTATGTGGTGAATCAGTCGGGGCGTCGGTGTCTTTCTATTCGAGAATGTAAGGGCCGAACCGTATAACCTCTTCACCCAGCCAGCTGTTCAGTTCCTCAAAGCGTCTCTGCAATGGGATGAGTTCATTACGCACAAACACCTTACTGGCTTTTTCCACGTCACCGAATCCGCCGGTGTTGCTGGGGATAATCCCCATAAGCTGCGGCGGAACGCGATGCACGGCCAGCATATCGTCACGGCTCACGTTCTTGATGTTCAGAAACTCATCCTTTGCCGCCACCTCTGACAGCGGGATGATCTGAATGCCGTCCTTTTTCCCGTTCGGACTGTACATGAACAGGTTGCGGAAGTTGCCAGGGCCCTTCGCGCTTTTCATGGCGCTGCGGATATTATCTACGTCCTGCTGACTTTGCGCCGGGTCTGTCATGTACATGATGAACCCCGCGTGGCTGCCGTTGAGGTAATACTTGCGGCGGAACAGCGTAGCCGATTCATTGAGCAGCGCCGAAGGAATAGCTGACAGGTAGCCCGGCACACCGTAGAGCTCCTGATTGATGTCCGGCTCCATCAGGTGGAAGACGCTGCCCTTTGCAAACTCATACGGCTCCGCATTAATGCCATAGTGCGCATACCAGTACGTGTCAAGGTCGAGGCCGCGCCGGGTGTACTTCGCCAGCGACGGTTCCAGCTTCAGCACGTTACCCAGGCGGCTGGTCCGCTTTTCAAGATAGGCGTTTGCAAAGACAAGATAGTCCATCGCAAAGCGGGTAAAAGCCTGCTGACTCAGCAGCGGGTGCGGGATAAAGGTACTCGCCAGAATATTGCACTTTACGCTGATCGGTGAGCTGTGATGCACAGCAGCGCGGAGTGTGCGTGAAAGTCCATCAACGCTCACGGGCGGTTCATACCAGCGATCATTAGCTACGCACTCCACGTAGTCCAGCAGTTCGCGGCGGTCCAGGACCGGGACCGGGTCGCCAAAGGTAAACGCCTCCGACGCCGCCCCGCTGGTCATGTTATCCGGCTGAGGCACGGGCTGCGTGCGGGTGCGGTTCCTGCGTTTACTCATCAGTAAATCTCCACAATGTTCTGCGTGTGTGCCGCCTGTCCCTGCAGCGGCTCGTTTGCCAGCGCGTGCATGGTCGCCCAGGCTAAATCGCCGTGGCTGACTTCTTCGCTGCGGCTGGTTTCATAGGTCGGACGGTTGCCGCTGGCCGTAGTGGCCTTGCGGATAGACATAAATGACTGCGCAATGTCGAGGTGGCTGGCGTCAAATTCCAGCCGCCCGCTGGCGATGGTGTCGTAAGCCTTCAGCACCAGGGCGTTCTTCACGTTCGGGTTATAGACAAACTCCTTCACCTGCGGGAAGAAGGATTTGACGTTCTCGTATACGCCCAGCCCGACGCCGGTGGAGTCGATGCCGATATAGGTCACGTTATACTGCTGCGTCAGCGTCCTGATGGCGTCAGCCTGCGCCCGGAAGTCCATGCCGCGCCACTGGTGGCGCTCAAGGATGCGGAACTTACCGCCCGGCACGGCGGGCGGCGCCATGACCACGCACCCGGCGCTGTCGCCGTTCTGCGTGCCCTTCGCCGGGTCATAGCCGATCCAGACTTCTTTCCAGCCAAACGGGCGCAGCGCCAGCGCCTCAAAGTCGGTCCAGACTTCCCAGCTGTCCACCATGCACTTCTGCAGCATGGCCAGCTGAAAGACCGACGCCAGATCGTCCATAAAGACGCACATCAGCAGGTTCTGGTAATCCTCCGGGCTGTAGCGCGTGCGCAGCTGCTCCAGGTCAAACAGGTCACAGCCGCCGCGCACTGCATCTTCAACGGTGACGATCTGGCGAAACTGACCGTCTTCACAGAGGCGGCCTGCGGCCAGTGACTGATGGCTGAGGTCAATATCAACCCGGTCCGCTTTGGCCCGGCCCTTGTTAAACTGCGAACCGGACCAGAACGGATAGGCGCTGTGTGTGAGGCTGGAGGGCGTGGAAAAGTATGTTTCGCGCCACTTTTTATGCAGCGCCATGCCTGAAGCCACTTTCTGCAGTTCCTGAAACTTGGGAATCCAGAAATATTCATCCAGGTAAAGATTTCCGTGATAGCTCTGCGCGGTACGGGCGTTGGTGCCTAAGAAGTACAGGCACGCGCCGTTACTGAGCGTCATCGGGTCGCCCTTCAGGTCTACATCCACCTCGCGGGCAAATTCGATAATGTACTGTTTAAAGACGTGCGCCTGCGCCTTACTGGCTGACAGGAAAACCTGATTACGCCCGGTGGTCAGCGCATCCATCAGCGCCTCGCGGGCAAAAAAGAATGTCGCCCCGATCTGGCGCGACTTCAGCAGGTTGCGGACCGAGTATTTATTTCCGGCCTCCCACCACTGGCGCTGGTAGCCGAACATCGAGCCGTGGAAAATCTCCTGCAGCTTCTCAATCTGCTCATCGGTGAACAGGTTCTTTATTGGCGCTGAACGCGGGCCTTTGTTGCGATTTTCCACGTTCGGGTTCAGGTCCGCTTCATTGCCGCCGTTGCTGAACTTGCCGATCCGGGCGTGGCGCTCGGACTGGCGCGCCAGCAGGTCAATTTCCTTAAAGTCTTTCCCTTCCTTCTGCTCCTTCATGATGAGCTGGCAGTAACGTGCGGCAGTGGTCAGCTGCATCTGATCGAGCGGGCCGTAGTCGCCCCACCTGTCGCGTTTCTTCCAGCTGTGAACGGTTGCGGGTTTCTCTCCCAGCATTTCAGCAATGCGGGCGATGCGGTATCCCTGAAAGTACAGCAGTAAAGCCTGCCTGCGGGGATCGAGGTCGTCGGGGGCGGGTGTCATGTTCATGCAGCCAAAATACGGCCCCGCTGCCACCTTTTCTGCTGCCCCTCATTGTGTGGTTTCCCGCACAACGTCCGCGCGTTGTTTCGATACCCCTGCCGCCGCAAACATAGGGCCTCACAGAGTTTTACTGACCGGAGCCTGGACAATGGCAAAGAAAGCAAAGCGTTTTCGTATCGGGGTGGAAGGTGCCACCACGGACGGGCGCACCATCGAGCGCAGCTGGCTTGAACAGATGGCGGCAAATTACAGCCCTGAGCTGTACACCGCCGTGATCAACATGGAGCACATCAAGGGTTACACCCCTGACAGCCCGTTTCGCCGCTTTGGTGTGGTAGAGGCGCTGGACGCTGAAGAAATCAGCGACGGCCCGCTGAAAGGCAAGCTGGGACTGTATGCCGTAATTAACCCGACGGATGAACTGGTCACGCTGACCGGTGCCATGCAGAAAATCTTCACCTCTATGGAAATCCGCCCGGAGTTCGCGGACACCGGAGCGGCCTATCTGATTGGCCTGGCCGTGACCGATGATCCGGCCAGCCTCGGCACCGAAATGCTGCAGTTCAGCGCCAGCGCCGGGGCGAACCCGCTGGCAAACCGCAAGCAGCACCCTGACAACGTTTTCTCTGCCGCTGAAGAAACCCTTATCGAGTTTGAGGACGTGGCAGACGAAAAGCCCGCTCTGTTTGCACGCATCAAGGCGATGTTCAGCAGACAGCAGCAGACCGATGCGGCCCGCTTCAGCGACGTGCATCAGGCCGTGGAGCTGATTGCCACGGAGCAGCAGGACCTGAGCGCGCGCCTTCAAACGGCACTGAGCGAACAGGCTGACAGCCTGAAATCACATTTCAGCAGTGCGCTGGGTGAGGAAGTGCTGAAGCGCGAACAGCTGCAGGCGGACTTCACCGAACTGCAGCAGCAGCTGAGCCGGGAAGATGGCCGCCAGCAGGTCCGCCCGCGCACGCCGGGTAGCGGCATGACGCGCGCACTGGCGGCCATCGTACTGATCCTGCTGGTATTCGCTGGCGTGCAGTCTTACCGGCTGAGCAGCGCCCACGGCAGGATCGATGCGCAGCAGACCACCATTGCGGGCCAGGGCAAAAAGCTGAGCCAGAAAAACAGCCAGCTGATCGCCCTTAACATTCTGACGCAGACCAGCAGCCAGGCGCAGACGCAGCTTTACGCCGCCGCCGAACGCAACGGCCAGCTGCTGCGCGACCGGCAGCGAAAGATTGAGGAGCTGAAACGTGAAAATGAAGACCTGCGCCGCTGGGCTGATGCCGCTCTGCCTGATCCTGTTGTCCGGCTGCGCCAGCGACCGGCCCTCTCAGGAGGTGAATCTTACCGTGAGTGGCTGTCCGAAAATCACCCGCTGCCAGCTGGACCCGGCAGCACCGCGCACTAACGGCGACCTTCTGGCCCTGCTGGACGAAACGGAAGCCGCCTGGGCGGCGTGTGCCGGTAAGGTTGATACCATCATCAGCTGTCAGGAAAAAGACGATGAACAAGCCGCAGTCCTTACGCAGCGCCCTGAATAAGTCGGTCCCTTATGTGGCCGACAACCCGGACCGCCTGCACCTGTTCGTGGACAGCGGGCAGGTGGTTGCCACGTCTGCCCCGTCCCTGTCGTGGGAATATCGCTACACGCTGAACGTGGTGATCACCGACTTCACCGGCGATCAGAACCTGCTGATGGCCCCGGTGCTTTTGTGGCTGCGGGAAAACCAGCCCGACGCGCTGCAGAACAGCGAGGCGCGCGAAAAGCTGTTTTCGTTTGAGGTGGATATTCTGGCAAATGACCGCTGTGACATCAGCATGGATCTGAAACTGACAGAACGCATTGTGGCAACGACGGTGGACGGTAAAACCAGCGTTGAGGCGGTGCCGGAACCGGACGTGCCGGAGGAAATCTGGACGGTGAAACGTGGCTGAACTGCATGAAGTGGATGCCTGGCTGGCGGCGCTGCTGTCGCAGCTGGAACCGGCGGCACGGAAAAAGATGCTGCGCGAGGTGGCGCGCGACGTGCGCCGGATTCAGCAGGCAAACATCACCGCGCAGCGTTCCCCGGACGGCACCGCATGGGAACCGCGCCGCGTAACCGCCCGCAGCAAAAAGGGGCGCATCCGTCGCGGCATGTTCGCAAAAATGAAAACAGCAAAATATCTGAAGGCGCAGGCGAGCGCAGACGCCGCAGAGGTTGCCTTTGTTCCGGCGGTGCAGAAGCTGGCCCGCGTCCATCACTACGGCCTGCGGGACCGGGTAAACCGACGCGGCACAATGGTGAAATATGCTGAACGTCCGCTTCTGGGCGTGAATGGCGACGTGGAAAGCACGGTGCGGGAAACTCTGCTGCGCTGGCTTGCTGAATAGCGATTCGTATGTTGTGCCATGCCTCAGACAACGCCGGGCTGATGCCCGGTTCCTGCCAAAGTGACACTCTCAGACCATGAACGAAAAACTTACCGAAATCATGCGCCTTATCACCAACCTGATCCGCACCGGCACCGTGTCCGAAGTGGACCCGGTGAACTGGCTGTGCCGGGTGAAAACGGGCGACCTTGAAACCAACTGGATTAACTGGCTCACCCTGCGCGCCGGTAGCACCCGCACATGGTGGCAGCCCACCGTCGGGGAACAGGTTGTGCTGCTGAGCCTGGGCGGCAATCTTGAAACCGCCTTTGCGCTGCCCGCCATTTATTCCGAAGCCTTCCCGCCGCCCGACTATTCAGAAGATGGCACCACCACCGTGTTTAAGGACGGCGGCTGGTTTCAGTACGAGCCGGAAAACGGCCAGCTGCTGATAAAGAACATTAAAAGCGTGCGCATCGAGGCGGAGGACGGCATTCAGCTGATAACCGACGCGCTGGGGATTGAGTCCAGCCAGACCCGGATTAACGGTGACACCACGATGAACGGTGATGTGACCCACGGCGGCGGCTCAATGAGTTCAAACGGTGTGGTGGCTGATAAGCACGTACACGGCAAGGTGAAAAATGGCACCGACACGTCAGGAGGCCCGCAATGATGTATCTCGGCATGAACCGCGACACCGGCAAAGCCATTACCGATATCGATCACATTCGGCAGAGCATACGCGACATACTGATCACCCCGGAAGGCAGCCGCCTTGCCCGGCGTGATTACGGTTCGATGCTGTCCGCGATGATTGACTGGCCGCAGAACGATGTCACCAAACTGCAGGTAATGGCTGCCACCTATACCGCACTGAGCCGCTGGGAGCCACGCATCCGGCTGGCCTCGGTAAACATCACGCGAAATGCGGACGGCTCTATGCAGGTTGATCTGACCGGCCAGCGCGCTGACGGCTCGCCGGTTGCTATGTCTGTTTCAACGGGGGTGAGCAGTGGCAGTAATTGACCTTTCCCAGCTGCCCGCGCCGCAGGTTATTGAGGTGCCGGACTTTGAAACGCTGCTGGCAGAGCGTAAAGAGGAGCTGATTGCGCTTTATCCGGCGGATGAGCAGGCCGCCATGCGCCGTGTGCTGGCGCTGGAATCTGAACCGATTGTGAAAAACCTGCAGGAGAACACCTACCGGGAAGTCCTGCTGCGCCAGCGTATTAACGAGGCGGCTCATGCGGTAATGGTGGCCTATGCCATCGGCAGCGATCTGGACCAGCTGGCCGCCCGTAACAACGTGAAGCGGCTGACGATTACGCCTGCGAATCCTGACGCGGTGCCGCCGGTGGATGCGGTGATGGAGTCAGACGACGCGCTGCGCGTGCGCGTGCCGGAGGCGTTTGAGGGACTGAGCGTGGCCGGACCGACGGGAGCCTATGAGTTTCACGCGAAAAGCGCCGATGGCCGTGTGCAGGACGTATCCGCGACCAGCCCGTCAGGGGCGACGGTGCTGATCACCGTTCTGAGCCGTGAGGGCGACGGCACGGCAGCAGATGATCTGCTGGTTAAAGTGAACACCTCGCTGAGTGCCGAAAGCGTGCGCCCGGTGGCGGACCGCGTGACGGTTCAGGGGGCGAAGATTCACAGCTACAGCGTGAAGGCCAGGCTGCATCTTTTTGACGGCGTGGCCGCCGGTCCCTGTCTTGAGGCGGCAAACGCGGCGCTGGCGGCTTACCTTGTCGAGCAGAAAAAGCTGGGGCGCAGCGTGCGGCGTGAGTCTTACGGGGCGGTGATGCGCGTGGCCGGTGTGGACTGGGTGGAAATCACCGAACCGGCGACAGACATCATCATGGACCGGACGGAGGCGGGCTACTGCACCGGCACGGACATTTCCGTGGCAAATGATCAGGGGGTGACATGAGCAACAGCAGCCTGATGCCGCCCGGTTCGTCTGCGCTGGAACGCCGCCTGGCAGAAGCGTGCAGCGGCATTTCCGGGCTGAGTGTGCCGCTCCGGGATTTATGGAATCCGGCCACCTGCCCGGTGAATTTTCTGCCTTATCTGGCCTGGGCGTTTTCGGTGGACCGCTGGGACGAAAGCTGGGCGGAAACCGTCAAGCGGCAGGTTGTCAGCGATGCGTTTTACATCCATCAGCACAAAGGCACCATCAGCGCCATCCGCCGCGTGGTGGAGCCGTTCGGATTCCTGATCCGGGTTGTTGAGTGGTGGCAAAACGGTGAAGAGCCCGGCACGTTCCGGCTGGACATCGGCGTGCAGGACCAGGGCATAACTGAAGAAACCTATCAGGAGCTGGAACGCCTGATCAGCGATGCGAAGCCCTGCAGCCGCCACCTGCTGGGGATGTCTATCAACCTGCAGGTCAGTGGCGAAACGCGGATAGCGGCAGCCAGCTATGACGGTGATGACCTGACCGTTTACCCGTACACCCCGGAAATTATTTCCGTCAGCGGCGCACTTTATGGCGGCGCGGCGGTTCACGTTATAGACATGATGGAAGTGGGACCATGACACAAAAATACTATGCCATTGTAACCAGCCAGGGTGCGGCGAAGATTGCCAACGCTGCCGCGCTCGGCAATAAACTGAACATCACGCAGATGGCCGTGGGTGACGGCGGCGGCACGCTGCCGACACCGAACGCCAGCCAGACAAAGCTGGTTAACGAGTGGCGACGTGCTGCCATCAACACGCTGAGTATTGACCCGGCCAACGCCAGCCAGGTAATTGCCGAACAGGTGATCCCGGAGAATGAGGGCGGATTCTGGATCAGGGAAATGGGCCTGTTCGACGCAGACGGCACGCTGATTGCCGTGTGTAACACGCCTGAAACTTACAAGCCCGCGCTGCAGGAAGGCAGCGGGCGCACGCAGACCGTGCGCATGATCCTGATCGTTAACAGCACCGACGCCATCACCCTAAAGATTGACCCGTCCGTGGTGCTGGCAACGCGGAAGTATGTGGATGATGCTGTGATCGAGGTGAAAGCCTACGCTGACAGCATAATGAAAACGCACACCGATGCAAAAAACCCACACAGCCAGTACCTGCAAATCGCAAGCGCCCTGGCAGAAATCAAAGACGCCGGGCTGGTTGCAGACGTTCTCAAAAACCTCGGTTTAGGCGAAGGCGCGCCGGTGATAGGGTCACCTTTCCCTTGGCCTCACGCCAAAATGCCTAATGAGCTGTTTGATTCAATGGCTGGCATGGTCTTCCTGAAAAGTAACGGGGCGACATTCAGCGGCACGTTATATCCAAAGCTGGCGCTGGCTTATCCGGGCCTGAAACTTGCTGACCTACGCGGCGAATTTATCAGGGGCTGGGATGACGGTCGCGGAGCAGACAGCGGGCGCGAGCTACTGAGCACACAGGGGCACGCCCTTCAGCAGCACACTCACACAGTCGTAATGCCGCTTCGGGTTGCAGACAGTGATCGCGGTAGTCTGGATTCAGCTTACAGCGTTGATAATACGCAGACGGTGACAACAAGCGGGGCATCTGGCAGCACCGCAACCGAAACCCGCCCGCGCAACGTGGCATTTAATTACATCGTGAGGGCAGCGTAATGGCAAAGGTAACGCTTGATAAGAATGGTCTGGCTAAATCGGCCGGCACACTGACGATTTTTAACTTTGACGCAGTAAGCGGTGAGTTTACCGGCTCCAGCAATGAGTTTCTGGCTCAGGGCGTTGGCCTGCCTGCTAATTCCTGCATTACAGCGCCGCCCGCCGCTGAAGCAGGTAGCGTGGCGCTTTATCTTAATGGCAACTGGCAGGTAACTCCCGATCATCGCGGTGAAACGGTTTATTCAATTAATGACGGCTCAGCAGTATTAATCAGCGCACCGGGCGAATACCCGGCAGACACAACGCCGTTCAAACCTGCAACCACCTGGGATAAATGGGATGGTGAAAAATGGGTAACTGACACCGACGCGCAGCGGGACGCAGTGGTGAGTAAGGCCGCCAGTGAAAAATCAGCGATGATCAGTGAGGCAAACGGCGTCACTCAGGCATGGCAGACGCAGCTGCTGCTTGGGATTATTACGGAAGAAGATAAAGCCTCGCTCACGGCTTGGATGAAATATATCCAGGCAGTGCAGGCGGTGAGTGCCACTGACGCGCCGAATATTATCTGGCCGCAAAAACCTGAATAATACCAGCGCCCGCGGCAATATGACCTCAGCATAGGTTTACTGAAAATAAAAAATACCCGCTCCCTCAAAGTTAGGAACAGGCATAAGGTCGCGGTGAGGCGCTATGAATACCATGAGTATTCAGATCTTATTTTCATCTGTTTATCGTGCAAAGAAAATGAGCGTTTCTGGCTTCTTCCTTTACATTCCGCCGGTAGGAGCGGCTAGAATTACACGATAATGCTTAGTCTATAAGCATGTAAGTTAATCACAAGCGTAAGCGGTAAATAAAACGCACTTTTATGGCCCGTCTGATTACACTGGCATTTCAGGCCATGCGATGCTTACGGTATCCTCCACACTTATCCGCATCAGCATAACGCGATATTTTTTCCAGGCGACGAGCTGACCTGCTTCATCATCTGTCGCTATCCCTAAATCGCTCGCATCCTGCAGGGGCTGTATAGCCGCATCAGCTTCAGCCCGCAACCTGCTGCGCTTGTCCTCAGATTGGCTGATGAGTTCCTCAGCTGTCGGTAATGGCTGTTCAGTCAGGCAGGGCAGCATATCAGCACCACAGGTAATCAGCTTTCCTTCTGCCTGCCCGGACAGTAAATCAGCCCAGGCCTGTTCGGTAATATTGATCGCATCTTCCGGGATATCCCGATTAATGGCGGTATCATAAAAGGCATTATTCGAAGGCGAATATTTTTTCATTTAAATTCCTAACGCTATCCACCAGATGCCCTGCTGAGTAGTTTCCGGGCCGCTGTTTGTAAGAGAGAAAGATGATTTATCGCGAAACTGCACACCTACTGCGTATTCGCCTTTTGACGGAATTGACGATCCCTTATTAGCAACAAGTGAAAATCCGGCACTTGGAAACGATACAGGAAGCGTAACAGTCGTGGTTGACTGCTGTGCAAAGGTGCCACTCCCCCATTGCAGGATCAGGCCGTTCGGGAATTTGCAGTACCCGTTACCGCTTTTAACGATTGAGAAGAAACTCATGTCAGGCAGCTGGCCGGTGCCATTACCTACGGTCTTTTTTGCCGCGTCGCCTAAACCGAGGTTTATGAGAAACAAGAGCCTGGCCCTGCGGCGGGCTGCGCTGGCACACTTGCGCCCATTTGCGGAGAAATCAGCGTGCTTATTGGCTACATCAGGGTGTCAACAAATGACCAGAACACGGACTTACAGCGAATTGCGCTGCAGAGCGCAGATTGTGAGCTGATTTTTGAGGACAGGATAAGCGGAAAGACCAGCGACAGGCCGGGGCTGAAGAAGGCGCTGCGGTGCCTGCAGCCCGGTGACACGCTGGTAGTGTGGAAGCTGGATCGGCTCGGCAGGAGTATGCGCCATCTGGTAATGCTGACGGAGGAGCTGCGCGAACGTGGCGTTAACTTCCGCAGCCTGACTGACAGTATTGATACCAGCACGCCAATGGGCCGTTTTTTCTTCCACGTCATGGGCGCCCTGGCGGAAATGGAACGCGAGCTGATCGTAGAGCGCACCCGCGCCGGGCTGGCCGCCGCGCGTGATAAAGGGCGCATCGGCGGCAGGCGGCGGAAGATGACGCCGGAAACCGCAGAACGTGCCCGGCGGATGCTGGCGCAGGGCGCAACGCTGCTGCAGGTGTCACTGGTGCTGGACGTGTCCGTGAAGACGATTTACCGCTACATACCCGCCCCGGAACAGAAAGCCCTGCGCGAAAATCGTTTGTCTGTTGTGCCAGAGACGGCACAACGGCCAGCGCGTGCCCCGGCATAGCGGACCATAGACCATAGCGGAACCCCTTCACAGGAGAACCGCCACATGGCACAGGATTATCATCACGGCGTGCGCGTTGAGGAAATCAACGAGGGCACCCGAACCATCACCACCGTCAGCACCGCGATTGTGGGGCTTGTCTGCACCGGCGACGATGCCGACGCGGCCACCTTCCCGCTGAACCGCCCGGTGCTGTTAACCGACGTACTCACCGCCAGCGGCAAAGCAGGGGAATCCGGCACGCTGGCCCGCTCACTGGACGCCATCGCGGACCAGTCAAAACCCGTGACCGTCGTTGTGCGCGTGCCGCAGGGCCAGACCGAAGCGGAAACCACCGCCAACATCATCGGCGGCGTGACCGACGGCCAGCGCACCGGCATGAAAGCGCTGCTGGCTGCACAGTCTCAGTGCGGCGTTAACCCCCGTATTCTCGGCGTGCCCGGCCACGATAACAAAGCCGTCGCCACCGAACTGCTGAGCGTGGCGCAGAGCCTGCGCGGATTTGCCTACCTGTCCGCGTATGGCTGTAAGAGCGTTGAAGAGGCAATTGCCTACCGCGCCAATTTCAGCCAGCGCGAAGGGATGCTGATCTGGCCTGACTTCATCAGCTTTGACACCGTGCTGAAGGCGGACGCGAAGGCCTACGCCACCGCACGCGCGCTGGGCCTGCGCGCCAAAATTGACCAGCAGACCGGTTGGCACAAGTCCCTGTCAAACGTTGGCGTTAACGGCGTCACCGGCATTTCAAAAGATGTTTTCTGGGACCTGCAGGACCCGGCCACTGATGCGGGCCTGCTGAACCAGAACGACATCACCACGCTGATCCGCAAAGACGGCTTCCGCTTCTGGGGTTCCCGCTGCCTGAGCGATGACGCGCTGTTTCAGTTTGAGTGCTACACCCGCACCGCTCAGGTGCTGATGGACACGATGGCAGAAGCACAGATGTGGTCCGTTGACGGTGCGCTGAACCCGTCACTGGCCCGCGACATCATCGAGAGCATCCGCGCGAAGCTGCGCAGCCTGGTGAATCAGGGTTATCTGATTGGCGCGGACTGCTGGCTGGATGAAAGCGTGAACGATAAGGACACGCTGAAGGCGGGCAAGCTGCTGATCGATTACGACTACACGCCGGTGCCGCCGCTGGAAAACCTGCTGCTGCGTCAGCGCATCACTGACCAGTATCTGGTCGATTTCAGCAGCCGCGTCAGCGCATAAGGAGAAGGAAAGATGGCATTACCCCGCAAACTCAAGCACCTGAACGTGTTCAACGCAGGCAACAACTGGCAGGGGCTGGTTGAGTCCGTGACGCTGCCGAAAGTCACCCGCAAGTTTGAAAAATATCGCGGCGGCGGCATGGCCGGTGCGGTGGATATTGACATGGGCCTGGACGACGGCGCGCTTGATACGGAGTTCACCGTGGGCGGCACCGAAGCCCTGCTGTTTAAGCAGCTTGGCACCGAAACCGTGGACGGCATTCAGCTGCGCTTTACCGGCTCCATTCAGCGCGACGACACCGGCGAAGTGCAGGCGGTCGAGCTGGTCACGCGCGGACGATATAAAGAGCTGGATTCCGGCGAATGGAAAACCGGCGAATCCAGCACCACCAAAGTGTCCGCAACCAACAGCTACGCAAAGCTGACCATCAACGGTGAAGTGGTTTACGAGATCGACATCGTGAACATGATCCACATCGTGGACGGTAAAGACCTGATGGAAGCGCACCGCAACGCGCTGGGCCTGTAATCACACCGGCAGGCGCTGCGCCTGCCGCTTATCTCTTTTTTAACGGAACCACATCATGACAGACAAAATTGCACCTAATGAAAAAGCCGTTGAGCTGGACACCCCGATTCTGCGCGGCAAAACCGAAATCACCTCCGTCACCGTGCGCAAGCCACAATCCGGCGCGCTGCGCGGCACCCGCCTGCAGGCATTGCTGGACATGGACGTGAACGCACTGATCACCGTGCTGCCGCGTATCACCACCCCGGCGCTGACCACGGCGGAAATTAACGAAATGGACCCCGCCGATCTGGTAAGCCTGTCGGTAGAGGTGGTCACTTTTTTGCTGAAGAAGTCGGTCCTGTCGGATTTAGCGACGGCCTGACGGTAGACGATCTGGTGGCGGACATCGCCACCGTCTTTCACTGGCCGCCCTCCGTTACCGAATCCATGACGCTGACCGAGGTGCTGGAGTGGCGGCACAAAGCAATCCTGCGACACGGGGCCAGCGATGAGTGATAAAAATCTGCGTCTGCAGGTCGTGCTGGGCGCGGTCGATAAGCTGACGCGCCCCTTCCGCAGCGCCCGCGACAGCACCCGCGAGCTGGCTGGCACGCTGCGCGACACCCGCAACACCCTGAAAGAGCTGGACGCGCAGGCCGGGCGTATTGACGGCTTCCGTAAAACCCGCTCACAACTTGCCATCACCGCAAACAATCTCAAGGCCGCCCGCGAAGAAGCGGCGCGGCTGGCCGTGCAGTTTACGGAAACAAGCAGGCCCACAGCTGCACAGGCCCGCGTGCTGGAGCAGGCAAAAAACCGCGCCAGCCAGCTGCAGCAGACTTACAACGGGCTGCGCCTGTCGGTGCAGCGTCAGCGTGAGGCGCTGGGCGCTGCCGGTATCGACACGAAGAAACTGAGTCAGGCACAGCGCGAGCTTAAAAGTCAGGCTGACGAGGCGCGCGCCGCGATTGACCGGCAGCAGCTGTCGCTTAAAAAGCTGGGAGAACGGCAGGCAAAGTTGAGCGCGGTACGTGAGCGATATTCCCGATCGCTTGAGGTTCGCGATCGCGTGGCCGGTGCCGGTGCGGCAACGTCTGCCGCCGGTCTGGCAATGGGCGCGCCGGTGCTGGCCGCCGTGAAATCTTCAGCGGCAATGGAAGACGCCATGAAGGGCGTGGCAAAGCAGGTTAACGGGCTGCGCGACAACAACGGAAACCGCACGAAGCAGTTCTATGACATGCAGGCCGCTATCAAGGCCGCCAGTGAGCAGCTGCCGATGGAAAACGGCGCGATAGATTACGCCGCGCTGGTTGAGGGCGGCGCGCGCATGGGCGTGACGAACCAGAACGATTCTTATGAGGATCAGAAGCGCGACCTGCTGGCCTTTGCCACCACGGCGGCGAAGGCTTCAACCGCGTTTGAGCTGCCCGCCGGTGAGCTGGCCGAAGGGCTTGGCAAGATTGCGCAGCTGTACAAAATCCCTACCCGCAACATCGAGCAGCTGGGCGACGCGCTGAACTACCTGGACGATAACGCCATGTCCAAAGGTTCGGACATCATCGACGTGCTGCAGCGTATGGGCGGCGTGGCCGACAGGCTGGACTACGGCAAGGCCGCCGCGCTTGGCTCAACTTTCCTGAGCCTGGGCGCAACGTCGGAAACCGCCGCCAGTGCGGCGAACGCAATGGTGCGCGAGCTGTCCGTTGCGACCATGCAGGGCAAGTCGTTTATGGGCGGCATGGCGCTGCTGAAACTCGATCCGGCAAAGATTGAAAAGCAGATGACCACGGACGCGATGGGAACCATCCAGCGCGTGCTGGAAAAGGTGAATAACCTGCCTGACGATAAGCGCCTGACGGCCATGACGATGATTTTCGGTAAGGAGTTCGGCAAGGACGCGGCCAAACTCGCTAACAACATGCCAGAGCTGAGGCGACAGCTGCAACTGACGCAGGGCAACGGGGCGAAAGGCTCCATGCAGAAAGAGTCGGACATCAATAAGGACTCGCTTTCTGCGCAGTGGATGCTGACCAAAACCGGCGTTTCCAACACCATGAGCGGCCTGGGCGATTCGCTGCGCACGCCGCTTATGGACATCATGAACATGGTGAAAAAAGTCACCGGCGTGACCCGCCGCTGGGTAGAGAACAATAAGGAGCTTGCAGGCACGCTGGTAAAAGCAGCGGCGATGATATCTGCGGTGGTGCTCGTGCTGGGAACGTTCATGATTGGCCTTGCGGCGGTGCTGGGGCCGCTGGCGCTGCTGCGCCTGAGCTTTAATGTGCTGGGGATTAAAGCCTTTAGCTCATTTGGGCTGATTAAAAGCGCCATCGGAACCGTGGGGAACGGCGTGCTGTGGCTGGGGCGGCTGATGATGGCAAACCCGATTCTGGCCGTGATCGGGCTGATTGCTGCCGGGGCGCTGCTTATCTGGCAGAACTGGGACACGCTGGGGCCAAAACTTGCCGCGCTGTGGGATGGTATCAGCACAAAGGTCAGCAGCGTCTGGACCGCGATCCGCACCTACATCAGCACAAAGTGGAACGAGATTGTAGCCGACGTGCAGGCCCTGCCCGCAAGGTTTCAGGAGGCAGGTTCGCAGATGATTGACGGACTGATGGCGGGTATCAGCCAGAAGTGGGACGCCATCAAAAACAAGCTATCTTCACTGACCGACTATCTGCCGGACTTTCTGAAGCCGGGCGGCGATAAGCCCGGCGCACCGCAGCTGCCGCGACCGGCAACAGTAAAAGCGGGTAGTGGTGCAACCCTGCCGCCGGGCGGATTCCCCGGATTTGCGGGCATGTACGACAGCGGCGGCTTTATTCCGTCCGGGCAGTTCGGCGTGGCCGGTGAGAACGGGCCGGAGCTGGTCAGCGGTCCGGCGAACGTGACCAGCCGCCGGAGCACAGCACGGCTGGCAGCACTGGCGGCGCTGACGCTGGGTGGTGCCGGAGCGACGGCGGAGGCGAAGCCTCTGCATCCGCTAAGCCTGCCAGTTCAGGCGTACCGGCAGGAAGCACCGCGCATGAGTGGCAGCGCTCCACAGGGAGCTGCACCGCAGATTCATGCCTCCTTCACCATAGTGCAGCAGCCGGGCCAGAGCCAGCAGGATCTGGTTGATGAGGTGATGCGCAGGCTTGAGGCAAAAGAGCGGCAGGCGCAGGCCCGCGCCCGCAGCAGTTACCGGGACAGAGGAGGGTTTGAGGAATGATGATGACGCTGGGCCTATTTGTTTTCATGCTGAAAACGGTGCCCTATCAGGAGCTGCAATATCAGCGCAGCTGGCGCTTTCCGTCAAACAGCCGGGTTGGCGTGCGGCCTTCGCTGCAGTTCTTAGGCCCGGACAACGACACGCTGACGCTTTCCGGCGTGCTTCTGCCGGAAATCACCGGCGGCAGGCTGTCGCTGCTGGCTCTGGAAAAGATTGCGGATCTGGGCCGCGCGTGGCCGCTTATTGAGGGAAGCGGGACAATTTACGGCATGTTCGTGATCGAGAGCTTCAGCCTGACTAAAACGGAGTTCTTCAGCAGCGGCGTTTGTCGTCGGATTGAGTTTACGCTGACCCTGAAACGTAATGATGAGTCACTGAGTGAAATGTTTGGCAGCCTCAGCAGCCAGCTACCTGCCCTGCAAAGCCCGGCGCTTGCGGCTGGAGCCTCAGCCGGTGCTTTAGTGGGAGGAATTTTATGATGATCGCCTCAAACTGGATAACCGGCCAGCAAGGTGCGCCAGCCTTCCGGCTGACGATGGACGGGGCAGACATCACGCAGAAGCTGGAAAAGCGCCTGCTGAGCCTGACGCTCACGGATAATCGGGGATTTGAGGCGGACCAGCTGGACATCGAGCTGGACGACGCGGACGGTCAGCTGCAACTGCCGCGCCGTGGTGTCGTGCTCTCGCTGTCGCTGGGCTGGCAGGATGAGGCGCTTTTCCCGAAGGGCAGCTATACGGTTGACGAAATCGAGCACAGCGGCACGCCTGACCGCCTGACGCTGCGGGCGCGCAGCGCAGACTTCCGGCAGACGCTCAACACGAAAAGGGAGAAGTCCTGGCACAAAACCACCGCGGGCGAAATTATCCGGGATATTGCCGGGCGCCATAAGCTGAATGCGGCGATGGGTGATGACATGGCGGCAAAAGAAATTGACCACCTTGATCAGACCAATGAATCAGACGCCAGCTTTCTGATGCGCCTGGCTAAGCAGTGCGGCGCGGTGGCCTGCGTCAAAAATGGAAACCTGTTATTTATCCGGCAGGGCCAGGGCAAAACAGCCAGTGGCAAGGCGTTACCAGTGATTACCCTTCAGCGCAGCGACGGAGACAGCCACCGCTTCACTCTGGCGGACCGCGACGCTTACACCGGCGTAATCGCCAGCTGGCTGCATACGCGCGAACCAGAAAAAAAACCGGTGGCAAAGGTGAAGCGCAGACGTAAATTCACGACAAAGAAAAAAGAGCCTGAAGCGAAGCAGGGAGATTACCTGATCGGCACCGATGAAAATGTGCTGGTACTGAGTCGCACTTACGCTAACCGGGGCAATGCAGAACGTGCTGCGAAAATGCAGTGGGAACGCCTGCAGCGTGGTGCAGCAACGTTTTCCATTCAGCTGGCAAAGGGGCGCGCCGATCTTTACACGGAAATGCCGGTGAAGGTCAGCGGCTTCAAACAGCAGATAGATGCAGGAGATTGGATCATCACTACGTTGTCGCACAGCCTGAGCGCAGATGGCGGGTTTACTACCAGTATTGAACTAGAAGTAAAAATTGAAGATTCAAGTATGCAATAGTGCAATAAACTATCCAGTTGGATCATTTGAAGGTATCATTCAACAAAAATTCAAACAGGACGAATCCTAAATGATGAACTGCCCTAAATGCTCTCACGCAGCCCACACACGCAGCAGCGTACAGCTTTCTGAAAACACTAAGGAGCGATACAACCAGTGCCAGAATATTAACTGCGGATGTACGTTTAAATCTCTGGAAACGGTAACAGATATTATCATGTGTCCGGGCAAGGTAAATCCAGCCCCACCCCATCCATCACGAGTCACGACCAAAACAGCGCAAGGGCAACTCTGGCTATAA